GCTCCATAAAGCGAAGCCGCCAAAATACGCGGTATTTTTGGCGGTACCTGCAGGTTTCACATCAACGCAGGTAATTGATCTAATTGTCATTCTGGCCGTGATGTGACCGCTCCCGCCAGAGCCTCATGGACGACATTGCGCACTCTTGGCAGGGCCGCTCCGATTTCTAACGCGAGCGGCCCTGGAATCGCGAAAACGATCAGACTTGATTTAGGTTGTGCGAAATCCAATCCAGGGACAGCTGCTTTGGAATCTGTCTCAATGCTGGCACTCGTTGGTCTCCCACCAAGATTCCGAATGTTAGCTTGGGTGAGAGGAACGCAAACCTTAGCGTCAGCCGAACGACCTTTGGATGTAGTTTCGCCGAGGCAGCGAGCTCTTCAACCGATGAGAAGCGTCCATTCTTCAGATCGGCCAGCCAGACGCGGGCTCGCACAATGGCTTGTACCAGCTTCGGATCTGGCCTGGGTTCTGAGGGAGCGGGCACGCAAACGTAGCTGGGTTTGTTGGACGTCCAGGGAATTTCAATGGCCGGAGCGGGCAAGCTGCCGTCTTTGGCGTTGAGGGTAACGCGGATCCGGGCGTCGCTGAGCACGATACGCTCAATCCGATCTGTAATGGCCCGACCCGAAGCATCTGCGATATCTAACTTTTCCCGAACTTCTTCCTCGACAACCCCTTCGATCTCGCGGGCGGCTACGCGTCGGATCGAGCCGGCTTTGTCCTTTCGGCCCCGAAGCAGAGCCGAGCTAACGTAGAAGAGATATCGAACGCCTTTCTTGGTGGAAAAACTGGGACTCATGAGATTGCCGCGGTCGTCGTACAGCCTTCCCATCAGCATCGCTCCGTTCTCCGAGCGCTTTACCTTCCGGTGAGCGGCCGCGCTTTTGAGCAGCTGCTGGACCCGGTCAAAGGTCTCGCGGTCAACAATGGCCTCGTGTTCGCCTTTGAACCATTTGCCGCCGTGATGCATCTCGCCGAGATAGATTCGGTTCTTAAGAAAATAGGCGAGGGGACCATAGGTAAAGGGAATGCCGCCTTGGTATTTTGCCACTTTCGTGTTTCGGCGCTTGGTGACAATACCGCGGCTGTCCAGGTCAGCGACCAATCGGGCGAATGATTTTAGTTCGAGATAGCGGCGGAAGATGGTGCGGACGGTTTCGGCTTCGACCTTGTTGACCACGAGCTTCTTATCCTTGGCGTCGTAGCCAAGCGGCACCGTCCCCCCGGTCCATTTGCCCTTTTTTCTGGATGCGGCGATCTTGTCATTCACCCGCTCGGAGGCCAGCTCCCGCTCGAACTGGGCAAAGGACAGGAGCACGTTCAGCGTCAGCCGGCCCATGGAAGTGGTCGTATTGAACTGCTGGGTGACCGCCACAAACGAGATCGAGCGGGCATCGAAGGTTTCTACCAGTTTTGCGAAGTCGGCGAGCGAGCGGGTAAGACGGTCGATTTTATAGACCACGACAACATCGACCTTGCCGTGTTCGATATCGCGCAGGAGCCGTTTCAGGGCAGGGCGGTCGAGGTTGCCGCCAGAGTAGGCGGGATCGTCATAGTGCTGGGGCAGGACTTTCCAGCCCTGCGAGGCCTGACTTTTGATGTAGGCCTCGCAGGCCTCGCGCTGTGCATTCAGCGAGTTGAATTCCTGCTCCAGGCCGTGTTCGGTCGATTTTCGAGTATAGATGGCACAGCGCAAGATTTTTCGGTTTTCAGCGGTCATCGGCTTTGGACTGCTTATCCCCTCCGTTTGCGGATGATCTCAGCCCAAAGAACCGCGGGCCGTTCCATTTGGTGCCAGTGATTTCGAAAGCGATTTCGGAAAGGCTGGAATAGGTTCGCCCCTCCCAGGCGAACCCTTTTTCCATCACCACGACCCGGTAAGTTCTGCGATTCCAGGTCCGCACCAGCTCGGACCCAGGCTTGATCCGTCGGGGCAACTCTATCCGGCCATTCGGTTTTGCCTGGGCCGCCCTCACCAATTGATCGAGCAGCCGCTGGTGTTCGCGGGGGAGACCGCCGTAGGCTTTCTCTTGAATCCTGTGCGCGATACTGCGCCTTAGCAGGTCCGGACCGAACGCCTTTGGCGGCTCGGCCCGGAACAACTCTCGATATCGGCTGCGCAAATCGACGATTGGCATTTTGGGCAGCCGCTCCAGTTCGGCCTCGACCTCTGGATCGGCTGCCAGGCCATCGGCATTCGGGCGAACGCTCGTCATGACGCGGTGCCTGACTTTGCGATCCGGTAGATGCGCTCCTTGCCAATCTTTTCGGAATCAAGCCTCAGCTTGAGCTTCTTCTTGACAACGCCGGCAAAGAAGCCGCGCACCGAATGCTGCTGCCATCCCGTGGCCTCCGTGATGGCAGCAATGGTCGTGCCCTTGGCCTGCCGCAGCATCGCGAGCACGGTGTCCTGTTTTGAGGTCGAGCCATTGGCCGGTTGTGCCGAAATGTCCTTGGTTCCCGCCTTCAGCCTCGATCTTGGGGCTGTGACGTTGGTTGAACGTGCCGCCTTAGCTGCTCGCTTGCTACCGCGAGGTGGCCTTGCAGTGCGGTTCCTGGATTTTGATTTCTGATTGCTGATGGCCATCTGGGCCTCCCGTGATCAACGACAGCATCATGTGCTGCCACTGACCCGAGCCCCGCGATCGGGCAGGGCCACAGGAGGAGGCCGGGTGCCGTGCAACGGCCCCTTGCGGCCACCACACACGCTCCTTTTGGTGAACAAGTCGAGTGGAATGTGGAGCAATCTTATTGCCTTTTTTGCAAAACTTGGATCATGACGTGATCAGGATGCTTCACCGCATGGCAGTCTTGGTTGATCTCGCGAAAAGAAGGGGTTTGGTATCGACGGAGAACGGGGGTTTGCGCGAAGAAGGGCGGCATATGGGACCTCATATTGACGGCGCTGCCGGATCCACAGAAGCGAATGCGAATCCACTTGGTCGTCGTGTTTGACGTTCGGAAACCCGAGTAACGCGGCCTTTCAGACTCGTGAGCCAAGGCGCGCTTTTTGGGGAAGGAATACGGAACCGGCCTCGAACTGAGCGCAGATCCAGGCAACGCGAGATATCTTATCGCCTTCGGGGTTAGCCGCGATAACCGCAATATTGCCTGCGCGTAGATCCTGGATCAGGCTTGTCCCCGATCCCTTGCCCTCCGCCAGGAGGGTGGCAGTCGAATATTTTGCGCGGATCGAAATAGTTTTGTGCTTCAGATCGGGGTAATCGACACGGTCACGCCAGAGATCAAACAGATACGTGACTCACCGCAATCCAAATGGGACGCGCGCTGTATTCACATATGGACCGGACCTGAACTCGGCTCGACGATCATACGGCTCGGGCTACACGACTGGGGTTATGAAGCTCGCGTAAGATCCGCTCATTAACTCACACCCAGCTCAGAGTATAGTCGTAACCCGTGCCATCGTAAGCGAGTGCCTGGCTGATGCTGTCGACCTGGTCGTCGTTGCGACTTTGTGGAAAGGTCAGCAACTCCGCCTCCAGGTCGGCCAAGAACGATGCGCTCCTCGGAAACCACACGCGCCCAGCGGCAAATTTGCCCTGTTGGACGTAGAGGCGGCCAACCTTGTCGCGGTCGATTTTGACGGGATTGACGAAGAAATTACCTTGCTCTCGCAGTTCTTGGGCTAAGGCAATACCCGTGGAGGCGTCTTCAATCAGGATTTCGTGGGGTTTGAATCGATTGGCAAGTTCAAGCGCAGTGTCGCGCAGAAGTGGATATTCAAACCGATCTCGGACAAGATCGAGCAGATAATACTTCCCGTCAGCAACCAGCCAGGTGGTGCATACCGACCAGTCATTTTGGGCGCCGTCCTTGGCGGCGGTGTCCCAGCTCTGGATGATCCTGCTGCAGGGGATATTTGTAGGTGCCTCGTCGTAGTAGCGCAGCCAATTCCGCTTAATCATGGAACCGCCGGCGGGAACGGGCGACTGCTGATACTGCGCGGCAAAGACGTCGGGACCAAGGGTCCGTTGCAGCTTGCGGAGGGTTTCGATCGACTCGTGCGCTGAATGAAGCGCCTCGCCGATTTTTCGGTGATGGAATTCAGTTGGGCCGACTTGGATCGACGCCGCTGTCTCGGCAATTGCCGGTAAACTCAAGACCTCCCAATCGTCCGACGAGCTGGTGAGAAATCCAGACAAATCGTCCATGTGGACGCGCTGCATCACCAGGATAACGGGGCTTGTTTGTTTGTTGTCGAGCCGAGACATCAAGGTATTCGTTACCCACTGGTTGACGCTGCTCCTGCGCGCCTCCGACTGCGCATCCACAGGCTTCTGCGGATCGTCGATGATGATCAGATCGCCTCCGAGCCCGGTCAGGGTACCCGAAACGGATGTAGACTTGCGAAAGCCGCGTCTTGTGGTGGTCAACTCACCTTCGGTGCTACGCGCAATGCGCATATTCGGAAATGCGCGTTGGTACCACGGCGAATGCACGATTGATCGGAAGTCACTCGCATGTTTTGCCGATAGCTCGTCGGCATAGCTGATGGTGATGATGCGCCGCCAAGGCTCGAGACCAAGAAGGAATGCCGGAAAGGCAACTGACGCCGTAATCGACTTGAGATAGCGCGGTGGCATGTTGATGATCAGGCGGGTGATCTCGCCGCGGCGAACCCGGTCAAGCTGATATGCGATCGCCCGCAGGTGCCAGTTGGGCAGGAATTGTGCTCCCGGATTAAGGTGCAGGAAACTGCGATATACAAAGCTCTCGAAGTTGTTGCGCAGGACTGCATCAAGAAGCGCAACGTCTTGGCTGGTCATTCCTCTTCTCCTCTCTTGTTGAGTCGCTCTTCCAGCTGTCGGGCGTAAAACTCCAAGACCTTCTGGTCGTCCACGTCTAGGACAGGGCCGCTCGCAGGCTGATCGGGCGGCTCGACCAGTAGCTTACGGTTAAGCAGGAAGGCGGCCGACTTGGGATTGCCTTTGAGCGCGTCTTCAGCAAATTTGATGAATATGCCTTCGAGCAGGCTGATTTTTCGGACGCTCCCGTTTTGGCGAATCTCGATCCTTCGGTTGAACAACTCGCTCATGATCGTCCCCTCGTTCTTCGATCCTTTCGGCCGGCCGCGTTTGTTGCCGGATTGGCCGGGTTTAAACTGATGTTCGCGGGGCGGGCGGCCGTAGCCGACATCGGTGCGTTTTCCGGAGCCACTAGGTTGGCACGCCCGCTCTTTCTTGCGACTGCTCACTTGGCCCTCCTCGATTTTGCGGAAGCGCGAAGGGCTGCAACCTCGTTGAAGGTCTGGCCGGTCGCGACGAGGATGGCGTCAAGCTTCGTGAAGTCCTGCCAACGGCGGATCGCGGCATCGACATAGAGGGGATCGATCTCGACGCCGTACGCCCGTCGGCCGACGCGCTCCGCAGCGAGAAGCGTAGTGCCTGATCCCATGAAGGGGTCCAGGACGATATCTCCGCGACGCGAGCAGTCTTTGATCGCATCGGCAACCAGCGCGACCGGCTTCACCGTTGGATGAACGGAGAGATCGTCGAGGCGGCCGCTGCGAAACGTGTTGACACCGGCATAGGTCCAGACGTTGGAGCGGTTTCTGCCGTGCCGGCCGAGCTCGATATTGTTTAGGTGAGGCGCGTCGCCGTTCTTATAGACGAATATCAGTTCGTGCTGAGAGCGATAGAAGCT